CCGCACTGCGCGCCGGTGCTTTCAACGCGCAATGTTCGAAGGGGTTGGGGTGCGCATGGAGGGGGGATGCGCACCCCGCGATCCGAAGGGAGAGGGCCGGATCGCAAATGAAATTGATTGTGGGGAGGGTCACTTATACCGCCTCCGCTTCGAGGATGGCATTGCCGATCAGTTCAGGGATTTGGGGAACTACGGCGTTTCCCAGGGCTTTAAGTCGGTGTGCCCGATGGGGAACCCCATTAGCCACTCGACCCACGGCGGGTTCAGTGCGCCAGATTCCGGCGACACGACCATGGAAAGCATCAATTGCTTGCCCTTGGATAAGCGGCGTTGGATTGACGGGTTCGAGAGGTTGCCCCTGTCCCTGTCGTCCCCCGCTTGCGGTGTCGGCCATAGCGCCCGCGCCACTTCCCGCTCCAAGTTCGGGAATTTGGCCTTCGCAGTGTTTTCTGTAAAGTTCGCCGCCATCGCACTGCAACTGCGTGGGGTAGGCCATAATCCAGATTCGGTCCCTGCGGTGAGGTGCGCCAACGTAGGAAGCTGGTATGCAGTGCCACTCCGCATCATACCAGAGCGAGGCCAAGGTTCCGAGAACGTCTGCAAGCCCTCGACTAAGCAGTGCTGCGACGTTTTCCAAGATAACGTATCGGGGTGCCAGTTCGCTAATGAGACGGGCGATTTCGTAAAACAGGCCGCTTCGCTCGCCTTCAAGGCCTGCACCTTTTCCGGCGAAACTAATGTCTTGGCAGGGGAACCCTCCTGTGATGACATCAACGGCAATTCCATCGGCAGCAAGTTGCTCTGCGGTAAGCTCTCGCACGTCTCGGTAGCAGGGCACGTCTGGCCAGTGCTTTGCGAGGACTTTGCGAGGGAACTCTTCGATTTCACAGAATGCGACGGTTTCAAATCCGCCTGTTCGTTCAAGGCCAAGGCTGAAACCTCCTATTCCAGAGAAAAGATCAAGGACGCGCAGCTTACTCACACCACACCCCCATTGTCGTTAACCGCCACGAACGCGCATAAAGCAGGGCGCAGATCGTGAGCCTCGTTAATCCGGTGCAGGGTTATGACCGTGGGCAGATAAAGCGTTGCCACGCTGCAAGGGCGGGTCATGCTACCTCTTCCCGAAGATCGAGAAGCTGCTCAGCCGTGGCCCAATTCTTCTCAATAAAGACAGACCACTCGTTGACCGGAATGCTCTTCCGCTGGTCCCATGAGCGAACCGTCGTGATTGGACGTTTTGTTGCCTCTGCAATCTCTGCATGGCCAACCGAACGAATGATGTCTCGATGATTTTGCATAATGGCGTTATGCATAATGCATTACAGGAATGCAAGCACCTTTTGCATAACGATGCAATTTATATTGGCCCTATGAATGATCCGGCCTCAAGATTGCGAACAGCGCGCCTGCGTGCAGGATATGAAACCGCTAAGGATGCCGCCTTGTCGCTTGGCTTTCCTGTTTCGACCTATCTTGCGCACGAGAACGGAAGCCGAGGCTATCCCGCGAAGAAGGCCTTTACCTATGCGCGAAAGTTCAAAGTTTCCGAGCAGTGGCTTTTATATGGAACAGGGAAAGCGCCTGGGCTTGAGGGCGATAAGAACGCTGAGATCATCAATATCATCGAGCACCTTCCCCCGTTAAAGAGAGACGCAGCGCTGGCAATGCTCAAAGGCTTAGCGAACGGCGATTGATTCGCCAGTAATTTCACAAAATGCAAAAATGCGCTTCGTTATGCAAAATGCATTTGACAGGGTGTAACGCATAATGCATAACAATCTCCAGACACACCGTTTGGAGAGCACCAATGTTTAAGATTGAAAAGGGCGTCCCGCTACCCCCACAAGAGCGTGGTCGTGGCGCAATTTCAAAATACCCCTTTGCTGAAATGGAGGTTGGGGACAGTTTTTCCCTACCCCTTACTGGTGAGAAGGGCACAGGAGGCTCGACTTACTACAAATGGGATAAATCAACCCGAAAGCTAACGAACGCCAGTATCCATCACGCCAGAAGGCATGGTAAAAAATTTACTGTCCGCGAAATGAAAGAAGAGGGCGTTGCTCGATGCTGGAGGGTGTCATGAACGCGCCCACCATCAACGCACAGGCCCTTGCCAAGACCGCGCAAGAGATTGTGAATTGCAAGCACAGCAACCGCTTTCTTAAGTCGGCGGCTCAGCTTTACCTCGACAATCTGAGTGACGGTTATTGCGAGCCTGACGAGTTGCTTGAGTTGCTTGCCGAAGAAAACGCGGAAGATGACTTTCAGGGCGTTTGCTTCACCTATGAACGCCGCAATCCCGGCTATGCCTACACGCTTGATTATGACGAGTGGTTTGAAGGTCGCAAAGGCGAATACCTCGCATCTGTTCGCAGCACCTATGGAATGGGGGAAGCGGCATGAGCGGGGCTAAGCATACGCCGGAGCCTTGGGCTCAATCCCATCGTGAACGCCGCGACGGCATGTATTCAACCGAGGTTTATTGTGCCGATGGCGAAACGATTGCCAGAATTGCTTGGTATCCGCACCCGGTTGACACTGCAACAGGCTCGATCGGCACTTACCGCGAAGCCAACGCCACCCGCATAGTCGAATGCGTCAATGCCCTTGAAGGCATCGAGAACCCCGCCGCTTTTCGTGAGGTGTTTGGGGAATTGGTGGAGGCTTTGGAGCGCATCCGCCTGCGCGGCAACCAATGGGAAAGCGCTTTGAAAAACTGGACTGGCGCTTTGTCCATGTCTCGAACGTCTGGGGGTTGTGTGGCTGCTGAGGCGGAATGGGCTGCTTACATCGCCACCGCCGCCCTCGCCAAAGCAAAGGAGCTTCAATCATGAGCCCCGCCGAGAAAGCCGCTGTGCACGTGGCGAAAACTGGTGTGCTTTGGCAGCGTCCTACAACGCTTGCTCAAAAACTGGACCTGTTCGCGCACTTTGATACGAACTGGACGGAGGCCAACGATGGGGCAACGCTCGATATTGCTGCCCAAATCCGTAGCCAGCTTATGTCCGAGCATGGCCTTACTAAAGCGCAGTGTGACGCGCTTGGGAGGGCGCTGTGAAGCACCTCACCCGCTGGCACGTAGCAATTGCCCTGATCTACCTTGGCGCGCTCGTTATCGGCGCTCGTGCCTGGGATGTTGTCGCCAGACTAAACCTCTTCGGTGCAGCGATGGGTCTTGTGATTGGCCTTAACCTGCTTTGGGCAATCCCCGCGCTGACCGGCGCGCTTGTATTTGGAGAATTGATGTGAGCAATCCGAGCCACGCATACAACCACCTGCCACGCCTTGGCCCGAACGCGGTCAACCCGTTTGTGCAGCCACGCCGCCCACTCTTGCAACGCTTGTTTGCGCGGGGGAGGCGGTGATGCCCAAACCAAAACGCTTTGAGTTCGTGATCGAGAATACGCTTTACGAAGGACACTTCATGGCCACCCTTGGCGACTATGACGAGGCCGCACCGATTGGCACAGGCGACACACCATCCGAGGCCATAATCGACTGGCTCGAATTGCACGGGGAGACGATTGATGAATGATGCACACCCAACACCCACAGATGCGATGTGCAATATGGAACTTCGCTCTGCCGTATTTGAAATCCTACGCCGCCACGATGTCAGCGATCAATGCTTTGCAGAAGTGGCCTCGGTCACTCAAGCCGCCCTTGCGCAACAGCAGCCGAGCGGGGAGGTTGTGGGGTGGGTATATGAAGAATTGAGAACATTCACGTTTGATGAGTGGTGTTCTGGTTTGAGCTTCGACAAACCAGATGAAGGCGATATGTTCCGCAACGTCCGCCCCCTCTACGCCCACCCGCCTGCAATGGAGGACGGTTGGAATGCGAATATGGGTGAAGCGCCGGATGGGGGTCTAATCCTTGTCTGCGGAGGCGTTTGGCACGGCGAAATTAACGATGCCTATCCCGAAGATAAGGGACCGTGGATCGTCGATGCAAGCAATTATCACGTCGATGGAACCGACGCTTACAGCGCGTGGATTGAAAACCCAACCCACTGGCAACACCTCCCCCAACCACCCAAGGAGCAAGGATGATGGCGTTTTTCATCATATTCGCTGCACTGGTTGCGCTAGCCTTCTTAGCTAAAATCGGGGACGAACTCGGTAAAATTCGCAAGCTTATGGAGGATGCGAAAAATGGATAAAGAGGTAGAGGCGATTGACCGGGCTTTAGGTGACGACGACAATGGTTTTCGGCTCGCTGTCCGCGCTCACATTGCCAAGCATCGCCATGAGCAAGCCACCCGCACACCCGCTGCCACCGCTGATCGCGAGGGGGTTGTTCGTGACATGATCGAAAGCGGCACTAACCCAGACACAGCGGGTCAATACTCTTGGCCTAACTGGAAGGTTGCTGACGCCCTGCGCGCATCTGATCGGGATGCGGTGATTGGGGCTCAGCGCGACAAATGGGAGGCTGAACGCCGCGATTATGCGTCCTATAATGGGCCGACAATGCAGGCTGAAAAAGACTTGGCATTCAAAGTTAAAATTGCTGACGAGCTTCTCGCCCTCAAAGGGAGCAAGACATGAGCGATAAAGTGGCCACAGAAGCGGCCAAGATCAGAGCTAGCCAGAACGCTACAGAGTTGCTTTTAACAGGCAAAGATCGCTCGATTGGAGGGATTGCGGGAGCGGCCCTCATTATGCGCGGCCTGATGGACTACCGATACAAATGGATGGTCTTTGGCGAAAAGCGCCTCGTCCCTACGCGCTTCGGCAGAAAGGTCCGCAACCACCTCAAAGGAGAATCAAATGCCTAACGCAGCAAACATGATGCAAGCATACGCCGAACTTGACCGCCTTTCGATTGCGGGCACACCTCTCACCGGACAGGCGCGCACCGACTTTCTCGATGCAGCGTGGCGGGGTGATCTGGTGCTTGAGCCCTCGCAAGCAATCAAAGGGTATTTTCAGAAGCGCAAAATGGCCCGCAACACCCGCCACGGCGCAGGCTGGAACAAGGCGCAAGCTGCGGTGATGACTGACAGGGTGAAGGGGACGCGCGGTGGGTGATGATCTAATCCGCAAAGCAGAATATCGCCTCGTTTCTGTAGAGACGACCGACTACGGCGATGGTCCCGCGTGTGAAAAGCGCGTGATAGGCAGCTTCTCGCGCATCCCGGACGGGACACATTGGGAGGCGTTGCCGCAATCCTTCAAGGCATCCTTAGCAGAAGGCACAAGGCCCGGCGCTGTGTTTGAACTCACCTTGCAAGCCAAGGATGCCGCACAGTGACAGCGCCTGCCCGTTTCAAGCAATCGGATATAAAGCGCGCAGCAGCCGGTGTAGTTGCTGCGGGGCTTTCGATTGCGCGGGTGGAGATAGACTCAAGCGGTAAAATCGTCATTATTCCCGGCAAACCAACCGTAGCGCCAAGGAATGATAACGAGTGGGAAGACCTCGAATGAGCAAGACGCTGCCAAAATATGCCAGCGCGTTTGTCGATAATCGCGGCAAGCAGCGCGTGCGACTGCGGCGGACAGGATGGAAAACGCACTATGTGCAAAGCCCACTTGCAAGCCCTGAATTTACGCAAGAATATCACGATTGGCTTGAGAATGGCCGCGTCGCTGCAGGGCAGGAAAAGGTTATCCCGCGTAGCTTTGACGATCTGATTGCGCGCTTTTACCAGTCAAACGACTTTGCCGAATTGTCGGAAGTCACCCGCAAAACCTACAGGGGCGAACTGGAACGCTTTCGGGCCAAGTATGGGGAGCGCAGCGCAGCAACCATTCAAGCGCGCCACATTGCCAACCTACTTGCACAGATGAGCGACACGCCAAGCGCGGCGAACAACCTGCGCAAACGGCTTGGGCAGTTGTTCAATCTGGCAATCTTTTTGAATTGGCGCGCTGATAATCCTGCCAAATCCGTTCGGGCACTTAAGACACCGAGCGGCGGCTACAAAACGTGGCAGGAGCCTCAGATTGCCATATACGAGGCCGCGCACCCTATCGGCACCAAGGCCCGCCTTTTGTTTGACTTGGCGCTCTACACGGCTCAGCGGCGCTCAGACCTAGCAGTCATGGGGCCGCAGCATATCGAAAAGGGGCGCATTCGTGTGCGTCAGATTAAAACGTCCAAGACGCTGTTAATCCCGATCCATCCGAATTTGGCCAAAAGCATTGCCGCAACCGAGACGGGACACTTTGCTTTTGTGGCGACCATGCGCGGCACGGCATACACCAAGGAAAGCTTGGGCAATTGGTTCGGGGACCAATGCGCGGAATTGGACCTGCATGGATATAGCCTGCATGGATTACGCAAGGCCGCGTCACGCCGCATGGCGGAAGTCGGATTGTCCAATCAGCTTATCAAGTCGATCACCGGCCACGTTACGGACTCGGAGGTATCGCGCTACACGCGGGATGCCGAGCAGCAAGTTATGGCCGATAAGGCAATGGCGCATTTGGCTAGCGCAGGAAAGGCATTTGGCTAGCATGAATTTTTACCGAGGTAAAAGCGAAGAAATGGCGCGCCCTGCAGGGGTGTCAGAACTCTCACAATTCAATGAATTGGTTTGGCTAGCGGGCCTCAAACTGGCCACGCATTTCTGCGCGTCCCGGTTTCTTTTGGCTAGCGACACCCCGACAACAGGAGATGAATTATGACCACCCCAAGCGAAGTAGAGCGCATTGCCAAGGGGTTGAGTGAGGCGCAGCGGCGATACCTCACCGCAGAAGCTAAGTGGCGTGAACCCACAGCCTATCACGGCAAGGTTTGGATGACTTTCCCGCGCTTCAATACACATCGCGTATTGCAGGAGAAGGGATTAGCGGAACGATCAGGACAAATCACACCCCTCGGCCTAGCCGTGAGCCAACATTTGAAGGAGAATGGCGATGGATAAGATTGAGATTATGGCGAAGGCGATGCGACCTTATGCGCAAACGGAGGGGTCGCTCGAATTTGCGAAGATGGAGGCCCAAGCCGCCCTCAAGGCCCTATCAGACGCGGGTTATGCTGTCGTGCCTAAAGTGCCGACTGAGGCGATGAAGCGGGCCGGGGCTACATTTTTGGCGGACGGGCGCTGGCAAAAGGAATTGTGCGAAGACGCGGAAAGCATCTACACAGCCATGATCGCAGCGGGAGAAGGCAATGAGTGAGCGCGCTGCAATTGTGGCTTGGCTGCGGGGCGATGCGGAAAAATTTTACTGCGCAAGGATGCCCTTAAAAGACAGAATTAGAGGCGCGTGGATGCAATTCAAAAAACCAGGCGGGCATCATTGGGCTGCGTTAGACAATGCCGCCGACGCAATCGAGCACGGCGAACACATGAAAGGAAGCGATGATGGACCCCGATAAAGTAATGATAGCCCACCTCACCCGCCAGCTTGAAATTGCGCGGGAGGCTTTGGAGACTATCGGACAATGCAATGCGTCCATGAATGGTCATATCGCACGTTCTGCCCTTGCCCAAATCGACGCAAAAAGCTAAACCATCCAAGCCCACGGGAATTGAACGGCTTGTAGGCACGGGGCCAGTCTTTCGGGGCTGGCCCTTTTCATTCAGGTATCCGCAGCGCGCCGTAGTAATTGCGGCAAGCAACGCTATCCTGACACAGAAAGTTAAGCCGGGTTGCCGCGTCATTCATAAAGTCGCGCCGCCCCACAATTTTTCGCTCCACCTCGTCAAGCCGATAATCCTGCTTGCGGTTTTCGCTTTCAATCTCGGCAATGCGAACGTCAACGTCTTGCGGCAAGACCCCGATAACAAACACGGTCACAGACAGCAGTAGCGATGAGGTCGCCACAATCGTCTCCCATTTAATCTTGGGGCCGCTTACATCTGTCATGCCAAGCCGCCATGAGACGCTTTCGCAGACTTTCGAGGGCTAAGCAGGCCCATACGGCGACCAATATTTCCACAAGACCAACTCGCTAATACTAGCAAATTGAAGCAAGCCATTAGGAAAACGGCCATCCAGTTCACTAAGTCAGTATGCGCGTTGAACCCTTGCGTGATGTGCAAAACGCCACAAACCGCACTGGCCAACAATCCGCCCATACAAGAACCACAAAGAACCGCGCTCCACTTGCTTGCTGGCCTAACCGTGACAACCCAAGCAACAATGAAAAGGCTGATGCAGTAGAGCGCCCAAGGTTGCCCTACCGCATCAACGGGACGGATGAATGCGAACCAAAACTGCAAGAAGCCCGTATGAACCGCAACTGCACTTGCGGCTTTGAGCAACTCGGGTTCGTCTATAATCACCCGCTTAAGGTCGATGCTCCCCGCAATCGCAAGGAAAGCAACAATCCCCGCGCACCAAAGGTAAACGGTGTGCATCTGGGCAAGCATTACTTCTTGCCCGCTTGCTTCAAAAGACGCTGAATGCGCTTGGAAGCCCACTCAATTTCATCTGCCAACTGGTCAATTTCGATCATTGGCGATGATGAAAACTTGCACTGCGAAAGGCGCGAGCTTGATGAAGGTGGTGGTCCTGAACCCATTAGAATTACTCCTGTTCTTGGTAATAATCAGATACACGGCCAAGTTGGTTGGCGCAATCAAACCATGCGCCGCGCAATTCCACAATGTATCGGGCAATTTGAGCGTCCCGAGCGTCCGTTTCGGGCTTTGAGTAAACAAGTGCGCCGTTGCTTGCCTGAATGGCTTCCAGCGCGCTTATATCGGGCGCTGTGGGCATTTCTTGGCAGGTCAGATACTCTTGCGGCGGTGGTGGTGTGCCAACTTCGATGACTTCACCTGTGCAGGCTGTGAGGGCGGCAAATGATGCCACCCCCACGATTGCAAGGCGGGTCACGAGGCCAGCCTTTCGCGAAGGAGGTATCCCTCAAGGCCCCAAATCTTATTGCGTGCATTTTCTCGTGCGATTTTGCGGCCAATGGCTTGATCGAAGTTTTCAGGCGATGCAGCCGCGCTTTCGCCCGTTACGATGTAGCCATTGCGTAAAGTCAGAGCGCATACAGTTAGTGTTGTTCCTGTGAACACATGATATTGCTCTGAGACAATAACTGCGTCGATCATTTCAGGATTCAAGCGCGGAGCGTTTAAGCCCTTGTCTTGAATTTCTTTTTCAATCTGCTGTTCAGTCTGGTTCATCAATCTACCTTTCTATCATGCCCCAATTGCGCGGTGCTTCGCCTTTGGCATTTGCCAAAACTCAAAATATCGTGTCCAACGCATTCGCACCCGAAGTCTCAGCTTCTTCGATTGCATCGTTCAACACCTCTTGTTGTGTCTCAAATTCTTGCGCGCGTTCATCCGCCTTGGCATCGGCCTGCTTTTCAGCGTCCCGCGCCTTTTCCTTCGCTTCCGCAGCCTTTGCGCGTAAGTCGCTCAGAACCGCCTCACGGCCCGCGTCATAGCCCCTGCCATGCTGCACACAGCCGTTGACGGGAATTGCCGCCACAAGCGCGCTGATAACCCACACCTGCCACGGGATAGCCTTAAGCGCGCCGATAGCGTTGCCAGCCCACCGGATTAGGAAAGCTTCAATCATCGAAAAGCCCCTTTCAAAATGTCTCTGAGAATTGCCAGGACGACGCGGGGATGCAGGCCGTGCATTATTCGTCGCCTTGGCGAAGCTTTTCCCACCCTCGAAGGCCATAAACAGCCGCAACAAAGGCAAGCAAAACGCCGCGCACCGCGCTATCCATGGGAAAGCCGAACCAATCGCAAAAGAACACCCACGCTGTGCCGGGGATGCACACCCACCTCAAAAGCGGACGAGGCAGGCTTTCGTAAAGCTGCCAGACTTTGGATAGGTCGAACGTCACGCCAACCGCTCCCGCCGCAGCAATTCCGCGACCAGCTTGTTGAACTTGCGCCGCCTGTCAGCCAGCCCAATAAGCCCGCCGTTGATGCGCCGCGTCTCGTCCTCGATGCCGGGACTATCCGCAAGGCGGTTAATGCCGTTGCGCGTCCAGAACCACGCCGCCGCTGCAACGCTGCCATCGATGCTGTTTTCGATGTAGGATGCCGCTTGCTCGGCGGTCTTGCCGATGGTCTTGCCGAACTCTGCGTGATTGGCGCGGCCCGTCAACTGGATTGCGCCATTGCCACGAAAGCGCCAGCCATCGCCGCTTTGCGGTGTGCCGTTGCCCATCCGGTTCGCGTAAACCTCATTGGCAATCGCCACGGGCTTGCGGTGGAGTGCCCGCGCTTTAGCCCGTCCCGCCGCACCGGAAAAGCGCGAAGGCCACACTTGGCGCAGTCGCTTGGCGCTGTAATTCATATTCTCGCGCCCGCCGACCTTAAACCCGCCTTCGTGGGCAAGCGTGGTGATGAACGCGGCAATGCGGCGGATGGTGATTATGCCGTGTTCGCGGCACGCCCGCTTGATCGGCTCCACCCAAGACTGCGTGGCATTGGGCGACACAAGCTTGAGCAAGCTTAGGTCAATCGCGCTAATCGGAAAGCCGTCCGGTGCGACAAATTCGGAGGCAGCGGGCACTTCACCGAACTGCACGCCCTTTATCATGTCGCGCTCGTATTGCGTCTCGACCTCGCGGCGCAGCTTGAACGCCTTTTGCAGGATGGTTTTGAGTGTCATTTTTGCTTATCCTGTCTTTCGCGCAAAACCGCTACTTCACGTTCAAGTTCTGCGACCTTCAACTGCAAGGTAAGGCAACGGGCGCGCTCTGCACTCAGCTCGTTTTCCAAATGGACGAGGCGCGCTGCTAGTTTATCGTGCATATCTGAATACGCATCGAGGCTATCCTTTCGCCTGTTGCGAACGTAACCCAAGACAGCGGCCCCCAAACCGCCGCCAAGAATTAGCGTTGCAATCTGCAAAACCAGATCAATTACTTTGATTTCCATTGAACAGCGGCTTTCCCGACTAAAAAGAAGGCTGTCCCTGCACTGACAATAGCCTCTGCAATTGCGGTGATTTGAAGCATAATGATGCTTGCCCCCAACGCATCAGCGGCGTGATCCATGAAGCACGCAAAAACGAAAACCGCGACAAGCTTAAACGCGGTTGCCCGGTCGTTTTTATTGCGCAAAAGCGTAAAACGGAACTTGGGAGATACACCGCACCAATAAAGCACGAAGCCGACCACGAAATAGGCCCCGCTGGTGATAAGGTGCATCAAGTCGATGAATGGGTCGCCGTGGTTCATCAGCTTGGCGCGAAGATTGCCAGCGCGCCCTGTATCCGCCCGCCGTTACTTGTGGACACGGAAAGCTCCGATGCGTCTTGTTGCACCCAACCAAGCTGCAAACCGTCGTTGCCGTAATGCAATGCCTCAACTTGCGTTGCGCCTGTAAGCGTGTCGCCCGTTGCACTATCCGAAGACCCAAAGCCCGCCAATACAAGCGAACCGTCAGACGCAGGCGTTGCTGCAATGGGGCTTCCGTTTGCCGTTGTCACTACAGGCGCGCTTGGTGCGTCTTGAATGGATGCCGCCACAATACCCATGCGAGCAGGGGTAGCGCCGCCCGATGTTGTCGCTTCAAGAGTATATGGGCCATCACCGGGCAAAGACGCTTCGGGAATTACAAACCCTGCGTAATCTTCAAACCCGTTAGGGCCTTGCTCAAAGAACACGCGCGTCATTGAAACCGCCGCGCTTGTGCCCTCAATCGTGCAGTCAATGCTGGTTACATCAGCATTAGTGCCCGCGCCCACCATCGCAAAGATATAGCGGCTGCTGCCCGTCGCGGTCAGACCCGCCACAGACACCGTGCTTGTAGCAGAGTCATTGGAAACGCTATCGACAAATGACGGGTCAGGCGTAGGCGTAGGTGTGGGCGCTGGTGTCCCGCTGCTTGGCTGTGTCAATCCAAGCGAAAGTCCTAGTTTCATGAGCGCACTGCCCCCTTGGCATCAGTTGTGGCGAAAGCGTTGCCGTTCAAATCATACGGAACAATCGGCGCGACCTTGTTGGTCAAAAGCAATCCATCGGGCGTGAAGTCGCCGCCGATAGCGTCCACATAAAGGTCCGTGCTATCGCCGCCCTCGGTCGTGCCTGTGGTGTCTGCTGGCAGGTTGTCGTCGTAGTGAACGTGGTTGTTCGCCACCGTGACCTCCACATCGAGGCCGCCAGTTGCGCGGATCTCTTTCACCGAGTTATTCGCAAACAAGCAGTATTCGTCCGCATCGGTATTCACCGCGTCTTGCGGCAATGAGGTGTATTGCGTGGCCATCGTGTTATGGACAAACACCGTATTGCTCGAACAACCGCCCAAAGCCGAGCGTAAGCCCTCGTCCAACGTGCCAAGATTGTTGTAAAAGGCGTTGCTAAAGATGTAGAAGTCACGCCCGTTGCCCGTTGGCGTTTGGCTCGTGAAGATGTTTTGCGCATCAATCAGCGTAAACTTGTTGAACGCCATCACCACGTTTTCGGTGTTGAAATTGTTGGGCTGCTGGTAAATGTCCGAGTGAATATCGAAGTGCGTCGGCAAGGTCGCAGGGACCGCAATATCTTCTTTTGGATTGCCGTTGGTTGTGCCGGGAGGCGAAAGCGAAGAGCCCCGGCGCGTGTCGTCAATCAGGGTAGCGGACCAATCAGTCTGTGTGTTTACCCAATCCACCGCCGAGCCCACGCGATAATCCACATCATCGCGGAAGTCCTGCTCGGCATTGCTAAACGTGTAGCTGGCAACGTCAGAGCCATCCACGCGCAACACCAAACGGCGCGGACTGTTGCGAATGGAAACCGTTGGCGTGCCACTGCCCGAATAGGCAATGCTCATTGCATCAACGTTGGTGTAATAGAACTCGCTTGAGTGATCGTCCACGAGATTATTGACAAAACACAGTGCCGATTGCGCCAAATCCGACCACGTTTCAGACGATTGACAACCGCGCACCAAAAGCGCCTTGTCATATACATCATTCACTTGGCTAACCGAGCAATCGGTAAACCATGCCCCGTTGCGGAAAAGGCTTGGGATGCTGTTGCGGGGAGCCAAGCGCCACAAGTCCTCGCGGCCTCGGCTTTGCGTAATGGTGATACCATCAAGCCAGTGCTGACCACCCGCTTGCTCGGTGTAGAACTCAAGCGTCTCGACAAAATCAATCGTGATGTTTGAGCCCTTGAAGTGAAGGCTATCCATTGACGGACGGAAGCGTGTGAAGTCACCATCGAGCGCAGGGGGGTTTTGCTTGAACGTCACCGCTGCGTCGGCCTCGATCCGCACCCACCCCGCAGGAGAGTGCCCACCGCCGCTGCCAAGGTCGTAATTACCCGCCGTGGTGACGGTAATACGCGGATGCTGCGCATTGTCGGATTTAAGCGCGCTAAACGCCGCCGCCATTGTGGTGTAATCCGCGCCCGTGCCTACAGTCACATCGTAATCGAACTCGTCATTAGAGACGATCACATTGTATGGCCCGATAACCCTGTTTTGCATGGTGCCATCCAGCGGGACCGCCTCTGCATAAAGGTCTGCGATGCCTTCGGTTGCGCCGTTGCGCTCAAGTGTAATCCACCACCCTAGCTGCTGGTATGTGCTGCCATCAAAGCGGGTGAAGGTCCGAAAGCTTGGGGCGGTCACGTCAACCGAATTGCCTTCAAGGTAAAACGTGACCTTCTCAATACCCAGTTCAGCAAGCATGGTCCCATTGTTATTCGCACCCGCAAGAACGCCCACAACCATGCTGTCTGTCATGGTCTGGTTAGGCGGGGTCAAAAGGCGGCAAACAGGCTTGGCTGTCGTGCGCGTCGGGTCCGATGGGGCCGCAGGGTTCGCAGTGCCAAAGCCCGTCCCTGCTGTGCCGTTCCATTGCGCTGTTGGGGTAAGAATTGCGTCGGTATTGTTCTGCGCTGCGACTGCAAGCGTAAAACCTCTCATGCAAGGTCTCCCGCCAGAACCCAAACATTCGTATCGACTTTGCGAAGCCCTACAACTGCGTATAGCCCACTGGTCACAACCAAGGAGCCACGCGAATTGAGCGTAACGCCCGAACCCGCCGCGATTGTAATGGCTCCCGCGCCCGCCTGATGGACTTCAACAAACGAGCCAACCGGAATGGCTGCGTCTGCATTTGGGGGAATCGTAAGCGATATGGGCGAGGCGTTATTGCACTGCACCACCGAATTTCCATCATCGAGCGTAAGCGTGTAGCTTGTCCCCGTTTGCTCGGACACAGGAACGGGAAACGCGATAATATCCGCGAAATTCTCGATTGTGCTTACAAGGTTGCCACTTGGGTCAAGGGTTTGCAGGTCTTGCCCCCTTGCAGGCTCCCAATAAAATTCGACAAGCCCCGTTGCCGATGATGTGGCGTAGTTGACCGCGCCGCCCCCAACTGAAAACTGCGTCCCATTGGCATCGGCAAAAATACTGACTGCATCGCCGTTGCTATCCGCAACTTGCACCCGATAGCCCGCCAGAACATCGCCGCGCTCGTTCGTGACGGTAAAGAAATACTTTTCCATGTTTTATTCCGCGCCCGTTGAAAGGTTGTTAAATGTAGCGGTTACGTCCGCCGTGTCGCTTTGCCCCGTGTCGTCCGTGATGGTGACGCGAAATACAGCAGAGCGCCCCGTGTTAGGCCCTAGCGTTGACCGGAAAGCCGTGGTGGCCATTGCGGGGTTTAAAATGCTGGCAGTATCGCCCGAAACAAAAGCCCACGAATATGTGAACGGCCCACGCCCACCGATTGGCGCTGCTGTTGTCTGGTTTGTCGTAATGGTTTGGTCGTTTGAGCCGTTACCCGTGCCCGTTACAGTTGTGGGCGATGCCGAAGCACTCAGATCGGACACAAATTCCGCCACGGTGCGCAGCGACCCGCCATGTTGGACCTTCACCGTGCGAATAGAGCGATTAATGCCCCCATCGCGCACCGTCATGGCCGTGATTGTTCGCAGCGTCCCGCTGTCTCTGATTTTGAACGCCATTAGTATTCCAGCAGAATGTCGCCGTTCGCCATTGTTGGCGTGGCTGCACCCGAAGCCTGCACAAAAACCTTGCCCGAAGCGTTTGAGGCATTGTTGTGATGAATAACCGCCCCGCGTGTGGCGACGGTGGGCTGTCCGGTAAACGCAGGGGAGGCAATGTCCGCCTTGTCGGAAAGGTCGATTGCATCCAGCGCGTTGGCAAGTTCTTTCCCGTCCGCCATAAGCTGCCGCAAGCCGTTATTGATCGAGGCAGGGTTGGTCGTGTTTTCGGCAATACTCAGACCTGCCAGCGTGGTGTTGCTTGCAGGCGTGAGGGAATAGCTAGAAAAGCTCATTGGCAAATTCCTATGCTTTTTGATATGATGGGAAGGTGAGCGATGAATTACGTGATCTAGAAGCTGAAATTCAGCGTTCTCGCTTCGAGATGTCCGAAGTCGAAAAGTTTCTAATTCAACGCCACGAAGCTAAAATTGCAGAATTGGAAAAACCCAAAAGCAAGCCAAGGCTCTGGCTCACCCTAGCCAAGGAGGCTGGATTGCTAGGGACGTTCTTCCTTGGACTTTATCAAATATCGCAAATCTTCGCGTGGTCGTTCGCGCAGGTGTTATTGGCCCTGTAGAGCGATCTGCCGCGCACCAGAGCCGAACAAGCCAGAACGAGCGCCCACCGCCCGACCTACGCGCTGTGCGGTAGTGGGGCGCTCAAACAGGACTGTATCAAGCGCCCTTTGTCCGCCACGAGTGCCGAGAAGGGCCAAAGCACCCGCCAAAGCGCCAAGTGTCGCCGTATTGCTTACATCACCCGTTGCGTAATTCTCGCCAAGGCCAGCCACACCAAGACCCGCAGAGCCAAGCGCCGTTGCCGCAAGCGCCCTATCCGTTGTCCCGCTGTTTGGCACAGTCGAAGGCAGAACCTCCTGGGCATTGTCTGCCAACTCGGCAAACGGCCTTTGCCCACCAAACTTGCGTTGGTTTTTAATCCCCGCGCGCTGCAATTGACTTGGCGTAAAAACGAAGTTTTCACCTGATTGGCTGCCGCCCGCAGCGCGGTTTGCAGCGTCGTCAAGCACGCGTGAAGCGCGATAGGTTTGGTTCGCGTTGTTCAGGGCTTCAACCCCTTCTTCGCCACCAGAACGCCTTACCGCACCTTCCAGCGCGTCCATAACCATCGTGGATGTGTTGCGCAGCGTGTTTTGCGAATTAGGCATAACACCCGCTGGATTGTTACGCAGGTTGCGAAGTGCGCTCAAAGCGTCCTGAAATTGCGCGCCAGTGATCTGCCCCGCATTTGCTGGCACTTGCACCGCATCGCGCAACGTATCGCCAAGCTGTCGGCGGTTTTGCTCGCTCATAGTGCGCCCCGCCTGCCTTACGGGCGCAAGGTCTTTTAGAAACTGGCGATCAAGAGGTGCTGGATTGATACCAATGGCACGGTCGTATTCCGCCCCCACCGCGTCCCCAAGTTCGTCCAAACCCTGCAAACCCGTGTTAGTAGGTGTGACACCTACAGGCTCACCCGCCTGCCTAAACGCTTCACGGTTGAAGTCTTGGAATGCGTCAAGTTGCCGCGCCCTTACCTGATCACCAACAATCGGCAGGCTTTGGGCCAGATCTTCCGCCCGCGCCGCGCCGCCACCGAGTGAGCGGCCTACACTGAGGCGAACGCCAGCATCGCGCAACGCCTGAGCCGGGGCTGTGCGCTGCAATCCGCCAATGCCAGCGCCAAGCACCTTCCCAAGCCCCTGACCCGCCAGTGATCCGCCTACGCCAAGCCCTACGCCCATGCCAACGCTATCACCGCTGTTGGCGCTGTAAACGCCGCCATAGGTCGCATCCGCAGCAACATTGCGCCCTACTTGTGCACGGGTGCCACCTTTAAGCAGGTTGGGAGCCAAGCGTGACGCAGCGCGCCCGCCAATGCCGCCGACAATGCCCGTTCCGGTGATTGCACCGCCAATTTCGCCGCCGAGACTTGAAAGCGGGTAAGCGTCCGAAAGAGCCGCCGCCTCATCGGGCAACATCGCATTGATGCCACCAAGGCTTGCAGCATTGGCAAATCCGGTAGCAGCAGCGCCAACGGGATTGCTAATAAGGTTGTTTTGCAGGGTTTCCGTGCGGCTTAGTGTGCGCTCGGTTGGCTGAATACCTGTCGGGATGGTTTTGCCACCAGCTTCAAGATATTCGTTGACCGACGTTGCCCAATTTACGTTGGCATTTGGGTCGCTTTGTTCGCCGTATTTCTGATCGAGTTCAGCGCGGGCCTGTGCATAGGCTTGCGGGTCAATCCGTCCGCCGTTTTCACCAGCAAGGCGCGCAACCATGCGGTCGTGTTCGCTGGCCATTTCTTCGGAAACAGGGATAAATTCGGTCGTAGCACCAAAGCCCGCCGCTTTTTGTTGCGGGTTTGCGCCGCCAGTGGTGCGGACAACATCAAGCGCGCTCGTTTGCTCTTGCTTTGGAATTGGCGTGATATTCCCGTATTCGTCAGGAACGCCGCCCAAAATTGCTACTGAACGGGCCTTAGCCTGTTCGCGCAAGTCTTTAAGCCGTTGGATAGCATCCTCAATCGTGCCATCCTTGTCCGTTGACGATGGAATATATGGCCCGATATTCAACCGTGCCTCACCTTCACTGTTCAATTGCCCACCAGTGAAGCCAAGCGCCTGCCCCACAATACCACGCGCTGCGTTAGCCGCCCGATCAAATCGCTCATTTGCCTCAGTGGGGAGATAATCCAGCGCGCCTGCTACGCCGTTTGTGCTGCCGGGGCCTTCGCGATAAAGCCTCTCAAGGTCTGCAATGATCCCATCAAGAGACAACGCAGACTGATAGCCTGTAATAGCGTTGGCGCGCTCGGTTTCGCTTTGAGTGCCTGATCTCTGCATTTCCGCACGAATACGGTCTGCCTCTGCACGCGCTTTCTCAGCGTCAGCTTGGGCCTTGGCAATCTCGGCAGGAGCCGTGGCGCGGTCGATCTCGTTTTGCGTCTGCACGCGCTGCAAGTCCGCTTCCGCCTTGGGAGCTTCATATTGCGCAGCAGGGTCTTGTGGGCCAAGTGGAGTGCCTTGGTTCTCATACCCGACAACCGTGGCAGTGCCATCGCCATTGTCTTGATAAATCACGCCATCGCGGCTGAAAGTTTGCATATCAGTTACTCACCCTTACGCCGCTGCTTTGGAGCCATGCCTGCGTCCGTTGTTTGCCCATTTGGTCAACCATGCCTTGATATTGCTGGCGTGTGATCGTTTGACCTTGCGTCGATTGACCGGAAGGAGCGCCGCCAATATCAGCCATAGAAACCTTGGAGCCAACGGCAGGGCGGCGAGGAACCGCAACAGGGCCAGCGCCCGTTGAAACCACAAACGGGTTATATTGATCGTATGTGGCGCGCTCTTGTGGGGTCGCGCTTTGATACCACTCAAAACTTCCCGGCTTTGGTGGCTGGCCTGCTGCAAGTTTGGCCTTGTAATCAGCCAGCCCGTATTGCGCCTGCGTGCGCTGTGCCAACAATTCTGCCTGTTGGCGCTGCTGCTGCGCCAAAACTTCGCGCTGGTATTGCATTTGTTGCCGCTGCGCTTGCATCGGGCCGTAAATCGCAGCCCCGCCTGAATGACGTGATACGGCATCACCAACATGGCCAAGGACGTTCAACGCCACATCACCAAAGCTAGGCTTGCCGCCCTTCTTTCCGAAAAGTGCCATTAGAAAATCCCCGGATTGTTATTCATCGCAGCCTGCACACTTGGTGTAAGTGCCTCGGCCTGCGCGCCAGTTATACCAAATCCGCTTGCGAATTGCCCCGCAAGGCCGCCACCGCTGCCAAGGCCGCCCGTAAGCGCGCTTGTAAGACCACCCGTCGCAGCGCCGAGGATTGACCCAAGAAGTCCGCCAGACTGTTCTGTCTCACTGTTGACCGTTTGGTATTGACCAAGAAGTCCGCCAGTGCCAGCAGAACGTGCCAGAGCCGCTTGCAGAGGCATCATAGCGCCTTGGCTGCCCGTCCGAAGCGCAGCATCGAGCGGGATAAGTTCAGCCGCCGAAAGCCCCGGAGCCATACCCGCAGCGCGCTCTTGACGCGCTTGCTGATTGTTGAAGTCGCTATAGCGCAACCCAAGTTCGTTCTGCGCCAAGGCATCGGCAATAATGTCCACATAAGACGAGCCGCCCGTAAGCCCCCGCGTTCCAAGCTGTGCCTGTAAGTCATTGCGCACGCTGTTATTGGTCTGTGCGACCAAATCATCCAAGTAGGGGTTAGACGCAGGGTCACTGGCAAGCGCGTCGGTCACGTAGCCTTGTGCGGCTTGAATAAGCGGGTCACCTTCACGAAACCGCCTGAAAAGCTCGTCACTTGCCTGTGTGGCGTTGTCTTGGAATTGGTCGAACAAACCTGTTGAGGCATTATACGCTGCATCAACGTCGCGGCCTGCACGCTCGATCTGAGCGCCATATACAGGACGGTTGACCTGCTCGGTCTTAGTTTTCTTTTTGCCCATGTGGCGGAACCTTTAAGTAAAGCACGTCGTCGCGACGTTCCCAATGTGGCAATAAGCGATGCCACCCTTTGCGACCCTCAATCCTGAGCGTCATTCCAGCGTGTGCGGGATGGGCCAACATACAGGCTTCCCAAGGTTTTACGCATTCCCCGGCGCGCTTTCCGCCCGCCAGCAAAACTTCAATTTCATTGTCTGCATTGGCAAGCGTCAGGACAAACCCTACGCCGCCAATTGACCACACCTGAGCAACCCCATCGCGTAGCCATTTGCCAATTTGCGCCCAATCGTGCCCGTCTCGTTTTGCGGCGCGATCCAATGCGCGAAAAGACCGCTCCTCAAGGGCGATAGGCTTACACCGTAATGGCTGCAATTTCATCGCCCTGTGTCAGCTTGAGCCATACAAGGGTATTCGCAGGAACATAGGCGCTTGTGCCCGCCGCTGCCGTAACGCTGGCACTTGGCCCCACGTTCACATAATGCGCAGCATCCGAAAACACCGAAGCTACCACACCACCGTCATTGCCGCTGGTTTTTGCGCTTGTGCCCGAAGTTGTGACAACCTCGCTACCCGAAGGGCGAGAGGCAACGCCGTAGTCAACGCCGCCATAGAAAGAAACATAAAGACTAGCCATTAGAACACCATCCTATACTTGAAGCACTTACCCTGCCGTTTCCTCGAACCGGAAGCCGGCACGAGCATCGGTAGTCAAGCCCACCAGCGCCCCCGTTTGCACAATCAGAACATCGCCAGCTTCAAACGTGATAGGCACGGGAAGCTGAAAAACCCCATTGTTGCTCGTGAAAATAGGGCTTGCGACAATTGTGCCCGAACCCGAACCCGTTGATTTGCGCGCGCGGATCTGCACGCTTGTCCCAAAGCTATCAGCGTTTAGCGCAATGTGCGTCAAACGGCTTTCAACCATGATTGTCACGCCGATGTCGTTGCCCGTCGCGCCGTTGCCATAGGACCATTCATAGGCGTTAGTGCCAAGCCCGCCGTTTTCTTCTGCCCAGATGTAATACGAATTGGTCCCGCTGATAGGATTGGCGAGGATATAGGCTGCAATCAGAGCGTTAATTTCAATCACGCTTGGAGTATCACCGGGCGGGCCTTGTGGCCCCGTGTCGCCTGTATCGCCCTTTTCGCCTTGTGGTCCCTGTGGTCCTGGAGGGCCTTGTTCGCCACCGCCGCCGTTTTGCTCCAAATCCCAGAGGCGCGCCCGAATGTCCTGAATGCCGTTAAAGCCTACTGGATCAGTCACGGTTGCGATGCTCGATGTTGATTAGAAGCGACTTGTTAGAAAGAACTCCCGGCCCATCGCTTTGAGCCATGATCTTTCCGCCATTCGCCTCCCATGTGTCAGCGTTGAAGCAGATAAAATTGTAAAAGCGGGATACTGCCACACCTGCCCCGCCTAGAATGTCGTAGTGATCGGGAAACAGCGGCGGAAAACCACCGCCAATATCAATCCAAAGGTCCAGATAACTTGCCGTTCCGTCGTCTGGTGTGAACGTAAACATGAATTGGCAATCCCGGCTGTCGCCATTCACACCCGCGATTGTGTTTGTCGCCGTGTCCCAAATGCTCGCCATGTCCGCTGGCAGTCGGCTGCGATCTGTGCCGGGGCCACCGTCTGCAATCGTCACCTGCGTTGCCGTTGCCGCTGCAATTGCCTGTGTTGCCGCCGCCGTGTCGTCTACAAACTCCCAACCGGACGAGTTCTCTACATTCTCACGCGCCCACGCCCCATCACGCGCCGCCTTATTGCCAACCTGAGCGACCAAACGCGGCCAATCGTCACGCCTGTAGGTTTCGGGAATAGGCTTCATCGCACTGCCCCCGCATTGGCTTCAAACTCAAAACCCTGCACATAAGACCAATCGCTATCTGCGATCTGCATGGTGCACTCGAAATATCGCCCATTGGCTTGCAGTGCCATGCGCCCGCTTGGCTGCATCACAGAAGCCGTTTTAAGCGTCCCCGTGTCACCTCGGCGCTGTTGCGCGTTCAACTTGACGGTCACGCCGCCTGTTGCGTCTGTATCGGGCCACACAGCCCTTACGCGGGTCTTGCGGCCTTTTGATGGTTCAACCTCACCCGTCACAAAGCGCGCTGTCATGTTTGCGCCCGCAAAATTGCCAACTTCGCCGTTCTGCACCGCATACAACCTTGGCGCACCGCCACTATAGCGCGGGTCGTCAAAGCTAATGGTCGCCGCATCCAAATCGGTTACGGTTGCCGCCAGCGTCTCAAGGTCTGTGCTGTTTTCAAACCCTGCAAAAATACCATCAAAGGGCAATTCAAGAACAAATGCGCGGTCCAGTGCCCAGTTGTAGCCCCAGATTTGCCCTTCAAGCCCCGGGATGCCCCAAAACACAATTGAGCGTTCAGGGTCAATTGCCGAATAAAGCCGCTCGAACCCGTCGCTGCCCAACGCCTCGGTAAATGAGCGGTCAAACTTCTCATTGCCAACAAGGCGAATGTCCTGCCCGCTTTCCAGCGCCGCAAACCCCCTGTCAGACAGATAAAAGATAGTGCGACCCGCCGCCGCAATGGATGCCTTGGACGCGCAACCGAAATTCTCGCTTATCGGGTCAAAATTGAACGGTGCATCCGCATCACCCGTCAAATCCATCCGAACAAGGCGATTGCGCTGCAAAATAACGCCGTATTCACCACCGACAACGCCCATCACCTCGCCGCCAGCAAGCATAATCTGCTCACCCGCTTGGTTAGTGCCGTTTGTCCATCCTGTGCTGTCGCCAAATGCGCTCCAGCGCACCTTAAGCTGCTCACCATTAGGCTGCGCCAAGACAACGTGATCGCCTACAACCGCCACATCAATCGCAGTCGGTGCACCGGAAAGCGCCGCCGCCGTTTGCGTGCTCAAATCCACTTCTTGCGTGGTCGTGCCGTTAACCGCAATTACGGAATTGCCAAACTGCGTAAAGCGCCAGCGCCCGCTTACTGAAAGACCCGTCAATATGCCCGTCCAAGCGCCACCAGAGAGCCGTGAGAGCGTCGATGCTGTGCCTACAAGCAGGGTTGCCGTGCCATTGCCCGATTTGAAGCTGGCAGCGCCTAAAAACGTGTCTGGCAGCGGGCTTGAAATAGACGAAAAGCTAGGCGCGGCCCTGTAACCGTTCTCAGCCGGGAACACGTTGACGCACTCGACCAGAATGTCGCCAGTGGGTAGCTTGTCAGGAACAAACGCCCCAAGGTTATACTGCATCAGACCCGCGTCCCAGGCACTTGCAGAAGCCCGGTGGGGCTAAGCGGCCCTGCACCATAGCGGTTAGACCGCGCCGAGCGGTTGATTTGCTCAATAATGCTGTTCGCTTGCCCCAAGTTGATAGCCGCCCTGTCAATATCGCCCGTCTTGTTAAACAGGATTGCAAGGCACTGGTGGAGGTAAAGGTCTGGATGCTCGTCAAGCAGCCAATTCACCGGGTTATTGTCGGTGAGGTGCGGAATGGCGGCATAATACACCACAGTCAGCGATGCCTCGCCAACAGGTGCCACAATCAGCTTGCGGTTTTCAATTGCATAAGCGCAGGGGCTACCTGATCGGCCACGATAGGTCTTACGAAGGCCCGCAGGCGATAGGCTTTGCAGCGGATTATCAGGGCTTGCCTCTTCGTAAATGGTGCGAAGCTGCAAGAAGTTGAGCGGCAGGTCTGTCTGCTCGGCGGCCACCGTCAAAGCAACCTGCGTTTCCATCAAGGGGGTCCGCAGGAGGCGGTTAAACACACCCTCGGCGCGTGTGATAGCGCGCTTGATCTTGCTTTCGCTATAAGCGTCGTCGTCCATTTCATCGCGAATTTCAGCAATGAGGTCGTCGATGTTTGTAATCGCGCTTTCGGGCGATGTTTGAACGGCGATGATGCTCATAGAATAATCCTATTCATTCCCGGCACCAAATGCCGATAATCGCTGTCCATAAGCTTTTTGCGCAGCGCGTCCTGATGGTGAGGGTTCCACATATCAATGCCCTCCTCAGTCAGCCATTTAAGCCCCACAGATGCGGGGATATGGCCTACGTGCCACATCTCCTTGTCCAGCTTGTGCGTGTCTGCCCGCTTGTTTTGCTCGACAATGGAGCCACCCGAGACATCCTCGTATTTGACCTCAACAGAGCCGTGGTCGTCAGAAGTGCCCCGGATGGACTTTTTTAAACCGTTGAAAGACCCATCATCCAGGACTTCCCATTCGGTATTCATGACGCAAGGCCCTTGTCGACCAGACTGTCAACGTCGCAACCTTCGGGCAGTTCATCGCCTTTTTCCAGAAAACCGCCTTTGCCATCATGCACCGCGTTTTCCTTGGCGACCTTGTATTTCTTCGGACGGCCCTGCTTTTTCTCAGCCATGTTCAATCCTTCCAATTGAAAGGGCGGACCCGAAAGCCCGCCCCTCAAATTTACGACAAGTCTGCCACAACGCCCGAAGCCGCCTCGTTAAGGCAGCGCAGCGTTTCTTCACAGCGGATATACTTGCGCTCGGCAAGGCCGGTCACCGCCATGTCAGCAGTGGTCATGCTCTCACCGATTGCAACATCCCAGTATTCAGGATCAACAATCAGCGCATCGCGGCCCGAAGCGAAGCGATCAGGCACAAAGTTGAGGAGGCCAAAATCCGACTGGTAAACATCAGCGCCAGCAACAATGGTCAACTGACCCGCGCCGCTGTTTTGCATACGCTGAGCCGCAAGGCCGGTGAACTCGGCTTGTGCCTGCTTCTGTGTGCCGTTGGTGATAACCATCTTGGGGTTACCGCCCGCGACCCAAATGTCTTGCAGGACAGGCTTGAGAAGCGCCTCAGTGTAGGTGCGCTGCGTGCCATTGGTTGCCGCCGAGACAGTGCCCGATGAGAAACCACCGTCTGCACCGCCCGAACCACGCGAAGTGTTGGTTTCGAGCCATGCCAGAGCGCCGGCAGCTTCACCAGCAGTGCCCGCAGCAGCCGCAACCGACGCATAGTTACCGCAATAACGCTTTTCAGTGTCAGTGCGAACTTCACGAGCGGCCTTCATGATCTCACGCGCCATTTCAGAGCGGCGGCCAGCTTTGTTGGTCCACTCGACAGTGGTCGAAGAACCGACAACCTCGGTGAAGATTTGCGTGTGGTTGCCGACGCGGGCGGTGTCTGCCCGTGCCTTGTTGGACAGGTCATCGCCTTGGATGCTCTTGTTGTCCTCATTGGCCGCACGAAGGGCATCGGTTTGCCATTCGGTGTATGTTGCCGAAGCCTTCGATGTGCCAATCGCATCACGGAAAGGGGTATCATCCGGGAAGAGTTCGGCGATCTTGTCGGAAAGGTCCTCGCGGACACCGACGCGGCCCACGTTCTGAATTGTATTACTTGGAACTGCCATGATAAAAATCCATCTTGGTTACGGCCCCTCGAAAGAGGCCGGGGAGGGGTGCGCAGTCTCGCGACGCGCTAACTTGTGAAACCTACATGAGCCCCTGTGCTTCCAGCCAAGCAGCCGAGTTTTCCCCGAACGCCTGTTTATCCTTCTTGCTGGCCTTCACACGGTCCCATGCTTTTTTGCCGCCTGCTGCCCTATTCTGAGAATTGGGGGCCGCGCCCGGCTTGAGCGTTGTAAAGCGTCCGCTCTTGTCGCGCTTGCGCTTGCTGGCACTCGACTTGATCTTGGCAAGTTCCTCGCTGTCCGCCTTGTATTTGGCAAACTGGGCGAGAGCCCGCATATCTGTCGCGTCCATTGTGTCCATCAAGGCGTTGGCATCATAGCCAAGTTCGCCCGCCATCGAGAGCGCCGACTGGATATATTCCGAGCGGGTTTCTTCGTTGGCAATTTCAGGAATTTGCATCAATTCAGCGTCACGTTGCTGAATGCGCTGCGCTTTCTGCTCCGGTGTCTCAACACCAATCGACCCCACTTGCTGCATCAATTGATCGTGCTGGGCTTTCGCGTGGTCGTAAACAGCCTTATCCCGTTGGTATTGCTGAATGTCAGCGTATTGAGCGGGGTCCGGCATTTGCGGCTCGAATTGAGACGTAAACGTTCGTAGCTGCTCACCAAAACGGGTTTCGGCTTCGCGCTCTACTTGGGCTGCTTTCTGCTCGGCAGAACGCTGGGCCTCCTTGGCGCGGGTTGTGGCCTCTTGGACCTGTGTGTTGCGTCGGGTTTCACTTGCGGCCCATGCTGCCTGGGCTTCCGCTGGAAGCTGGCTGAAAACCGCTTTTTCCTCCGCATTTAAGCTAACGGGAGCGTCAATGGCAGGTTCGTCCTGTTCTTCGCCTTCCTCGTCCGCTTCATCTGCCTCGAATTCAAGCTCATCGCCTTCACTTTCGGCAAATTCCTCTTGCTCACCCTCTTCTTGTGGCAGGTCGTCTTCAAATCCTGCCTCGGTGAGAAAATTCTCAAAGTCCGCCGCCTTTTCCGCAACGCTGGTTGGCGCTGGAGAAACTGCGGCTTCCATTTCTGGATGGGCCATAGTTTGTTTCCTTCTTGGGATAGACCGTCATTGCGACGGGCTTACGACTTCCTAATGTGATGAAATTGCTTTTCCGATTGCTTTGCAGCGATCTTGCCGCTTGCAATGATGCTGTCCACGCGGGCGCGCAGTTGGCGCAGCGCACGGTCTTGCATGGCAAGGTATTCCTTTTCCGCGATCTGATCGGGCCGCGTATCCGCAAAAGCCTCGAAAGCCTCGCGCCGCTGCTTGTCGATCATATCAAACAAGCCGCCTTGTTCTGTGGCGAACATTTCCCAACGCTTGCCGCGCTCTACGGCATCGCCGCCGATGAATTTGCGCTGCTCATCAATAAGCACAATCTCAAAGCGAGCGGAAAGCCAAAGGACGAGGCGGATTGCGAGGTTACGCATTTTGAGCCTTCCAATGCGCCACTTTTCCAATATCAGCCATCAATCTATCATAGCGCCTCTGCCAACTTTTCCGCATCGCGTCGGGTATAGGGGTTTGGGAGGTGTTGACATCCTCAAACACTTGTAAAAAGAGCGCATCGTCTGGTGATATACGAACCATTGCTAAGTCGTGCTGGTAAAAATCAATCATGACGCAACACTCCCCCCCATCCGTTGGTTTGTCAGGTTGGCTTTGTTCGTCATTTCAAACTGCGTTTTCATTGCAGCCAAACGGGCTTCCGTCTCGGCACGATATGCCGCCAGATCAAGCTGCCCAGTCAACTGCGCTGTCTCAAGTTCAAGCTTGCGCTCAAGTTCAAACATCCGAAGCTGCGCATCAAACTGCGCTTGCTCGGTCTTGCGCTTCTGCTCCATTTGAACCTGCATCAATTCAGGCGACGGCTCTTGCTCCTGCTGCTGCATACGCTGCGCAACCTCGGGATCATCGGGGTCAAACATAATATCCGAACCACGGCCAAGGTCGTAATCGCGCATAATGGCATCCATCTGGTTATACAGATGCTCCATTCCCGAAACGCCCTCGGTAATCATTTCACGCAGCGGCAACAGAAGCCCCAGACGGGCATTAAGGCGCTTGTCCTTTGCGCCGTTGCCCAGACCAACGCGCACAATCATATTCATGCTCTCAGGCCACTGTGTGGGATCAACCGTCTTGTATTTGCCATCCACCTTGATCTGGAACGGCTCGCCCTCGACCCGCACCATACGGTAAAGCTTCATCAGCGCATTGCCGAACGCATTGGCAAGGTTGCGCGCCATAAACTCCTGCAACACCTCGCCCTTGGCTTCGCGGCCTTGGAACTCGGTAGCGGTCATGTTGTTAAGCGCATCCTCGCTTGCCACAGGAACATTGCGCCCAGAACCCGAACGCGCCTCTTTCTCGCGGCTGAACCACTCCATCGCCTGCAAGGACTGCCCAAGGTTGAAGTTGCCCGTGTAAGGCGTGACAGCGCCCGCAGTGCGTGTGCGGATGGGCGAACCGGGAATAGGGTTGAGAATGTCGTCTAGCGTTTCATCGCTAGAGCCATCCATAGAAACAATCGGACGCGGGTTATTCGCCGTTACCATGCCGTCCATCATCTGACGGGCAAGCAGGCTGCGGCCATATTGAATGTCCATCACCTTATCAGCCAGAGAGTAGCCAATCATTCGGTGCGGACGCGGGAACGGGCAATAGATCGAAAAAGGCTGCTCATCTACGGTTTCAACCGCAAGCTCATTTTCTTCATACATTGGCTCGCCATCGCGGCCCAAAACTTGCTGCCCGAATTCATCAAGCTGAGGCTCGCCCTGATAGCGCAGTATTTCATTGCCGACGCGGCACACCTTGATAAGTTCGGCAATCCCGTCGTCGTCATAGTCAAGCCGCGCATAGCCTTCGCAAAACTCGACTTTGGTCAATTCCTCGCTTGGCTCGTTGGCGCTGTATTGATCGAGCGTTTCGCTTTCGCTCTCGCTTTCAACGTCCTGCACATAACCCGGCAGCGAATACACCTGCTCACGCTCAAAACCCATCGCCACAAGTTCGGATCGGGTCTTAGGCTGTGCGTGCTCGACATAAGCGCAAGTCTCTACATCGCGGCCATTCGGCGTAAACCGGAATTCGTGCGAAGGAACGGAAACCACGTTCCACTGCGTGTCCTGGCGCTCGTTTTTGATAAGCACCTTTGCCATTGCGACAGGCTGCTGTGTGGCTTCGTCAAAAGCCTCGAACTCGCGAACGTCCTCCACATCGCCCGAGGCCATAATCAACGGCAGACCCTCGAGCGGCACCACCTGCCACTCACGAGAAACCCGCTCGGTGACGATCTTGCAGGACTTGAAAATGCCAATCTTGCGCAGGTTCCCGTCTTGCAAAACATCGCTCAGCGTATTGTCGCCGCCATTGCGCATAAAGTTGTAATCAAGCGCCGTGGTTGCCTCGTCAGCAAAAGGCTCGTCTTCTTCGTTCGTGGCTTCAAATTCAACCGTGCGATCACCCGAGACAAACATACGCAAGATGTTGGCGTTTGTGTCGTCAAGAACCTCTTGGACATCAGGCAGGACAATCTGCGAACGGCCTTCAATTTCGTTACCGAACGGCTGCGCTTCATAATAAGAAAAAGCGGCCTC